TTATTTTTTCTTCGCGTTCTTTCTCCATCTGGCAAAATCTTCGCTTGAGAAAATTCTGCTCCCGCCTACCCTGAGTCGTTCCAGCTCAATCTCGATCTTCGCCCGTTCATCAGCTCCGGCGGCGATGTACCGCTTTTTGTATTTACTACTGAACGAACTCTTTACTGAGGAAATCGCTTCCTTTTTCTTTTTCCCCTCTGCCATCTTTGATTCTACCACCTTATCGAGAATCTTGTTCGCCTTATCATATTCGCCGGCATTCAGGGCGTCATTTGCGTCTGATGCCTCATAAAGCGGCGTTTCTTTTTTCTCCTCCTTTTCTTCTGGCTCCGAGGCATCCTTTTCTGTATTCTCTTCGTTCTCTTCCTCTCCTGTATCCTTCTTTTTCTCGTTAATAACCGTATCGATCGCTTTTACAATTAGTTCCTTGTCAATTCCTCTGTCCGCTACCTCCCGGATCTTTTCCTCATAGGTTTCAAGATCCCAGTTCATCATCGCCTCGGCCGCTTCCTGAATTACTGGATCGTTTTTCAGCCCCCGTTTGACGCCAGAATTTACTGTCTTATCACTCTGTCCCGCTTCAATCAAATCAGACAGGATTCTGTCTCCCAGTTCTTTTTTACCTTCTCGATATGCTTTCAATGCCTTTTTAGTATACATTGTTACGTTGTCCGAACTGGACATATCATAGATTCTCTTAGTCTTCCAGTAATCTCCCGCATTTGCACCCGCGATATCCAGGGCAGTATCAACTACGCTGCCTGTATCACGGAGAAGATTGGCGATCGGAATACCCGTCATTCTCGCAAGCGGACTTATCCATTTATACATGATTCCGGTTGTTGTGTATTTACTATCGCCTTCCACGAATTTTTTCATTTCATTGCAGGCATAGACAAGATACTGGAGTCCCTGCATATCCATACGCGCCGCAGAATTTCCACCAAACATCGATACGACATCTTTTGCTATCGGAATGAGATTCACGACGTTGAGGTTATCCGCGATATTGGCGCCAAGTGCTGACAGGTACTTTTCCTTGATCCCCTTATCATCGTCATCATCACGGACTGCATCCATGACCGACGCTGCTAACGCCGTGATCACTCCTGTAACCGCATATGATGCCGCGACTCTGGCAAACTTTGTTTTCTCTGCCTTTCCGGCTTTTCCATTGATTTCCTTTGAGTCTGCAATGTCCATCGCCGCTCGGTAAAGCATGTTGTAGCTCTTGATAGGCTCTGACATGAATGCCGTATAGAATTTCGTCCACTGCTCACGCATCGCCCAACTTCTATGAAACACACTGTCTACTACCTGGGTTTTGTCAATAATCTCCGAGAATCGCGCTCCGCTTTTCTGCAGAAATTCTTCTGATCCGACTGTCAGTTCCGGATGCAGCGCCGCCGTCTCTGCTTTGGTTGCTAACCATAGGCGTTTCCATGCCAGTTCATCACCTTTTCCTGCCAAATCCATTGATTTATTTATCATTTTTTCTCTGGTCGTATCCGCTCCGATGAGTATACTCTTCATGCTGCGGCCGGTATTGATATCGAAAAATCCCTGGTCTTTCCACCAGGCGATCGGGGAATAGTCTTTTACCTGATCCCACTCTGCATCTGAAACCATCAGTTTCAATCCCTGTGCCAGATACTTCGGATCAATCTCCGCAGCGGCTCTGAAATATGCCGTCGGCTGCTGAATCGCCGTTCTCAGGTTCCATCCGACTGCCGCCGACTTTGCATTTCTCAGTAAATTAGAGGTCAATTCCCGTTCGCCGCTGCCGACACCGTTCAGATCTTTCAAGAACGCATCTACCCAAGCGCCCATTTCCTTGCCGTAAACACGTTCCATCTGCTCCCGGAGATTTCCTTTTTCAACGTCATTGAAATTGTAATACTTTTGAAAATCTGACAGCGGCACCACGAAGGAATGATAGCTTCCCATCTGATCCGCCTGGCGAGTATATACATCAAAGATATCCTCGATAATCAAACCGTTCTTGGCATGTTTGGTCGTGTTCTTGGTAATTCCGAGATTCTTCAACGTCTGGATATCACGGCTGACGTCTGCATTCGTTTTTGCTATCTCGTTTTTATCGACCACGATCGGAAAATAATTCGGAGCATTAAACTTTTTATAGCCATACAAAGTCATGCTGACCTCATTGCCCCAGGCTGCCGTCTGATCTGTGAAGAAACTTACCACCCCGTCCGCAAGCGCCTTCTGTTTGGGTGTGAGAGTGTCTGTGATGGCTTTTACATCACTCGGAGTGACCGCTACCGGCACATTTGCCTCCACAACTTTAAAAAGTTTCTTACCTTTTACCGTGACCTCCCTCTCAACTCCCTGTGTGCGGATTCCCCGCAGCTGATTATACAGATGTTCCCTAGCTTGCGGACGTTTATTTAATTCATAAAGGCTCATGACCTGCGCCGGGGTCAGAGAGATTTCCCCGCCGGATACCTGGAAGGTCTGGCGTTTTGCTTTGTTGCCGGTCCATTCCTGGATTTCCTTTCCGCCAATTTCCAATTTCTTTTTCAGTTTTTCCATGTATTCCTGCGCCAGGCGTGTATCCCTCATTTTAGTATCAAAGCCATCGCGGAGCCCCTGATAAACAGTCGTAGCTGCTTTTCCAAGACGATCGAACGCCGTGAAACTGTCCAGCATATGCACCTGCAGGAATTTATCCGCCGCGCTCAACGCCTTAATGGTTTTCTTATTCTTCCGCCCCTGCCACTCTCTCAGTGTGCTTTCTGCTGCCTCGGACGCCTTTTCGTAACGTTTATTCGTATACATCTTATTGGCATCTTCAATACTGTGTTTCATTGCAGACACAGTCTCTCTCAATGTCCGAAGCTCTCCCGGCGTGAAGTCTTCTATTTTCTTTCCCTCCGCCATGCTCTGAAGCTCGTCCAGCTTAGTCACGAGATCCGGATCGACTTCGACATATATATCACCCGTTTCTCCTTTCAGAACACCATTGTTTTTCAGAATGGTATCGTACACCTTCTTTGCCTCATTCCATTCTCTGGTGCGCTGTGTTTCGTTTCCATCCGCATTTAAACGAGAGGAACTGTAGTCAACACAAGACAGGAATTTAGCAACGGCCGTTCTCATGCTTTCCGGAACATGATCGCGATCCGTCGGAGACAGCAGCCACTTCTGCATTTTCGTGACGTCACGAATGATCTGTTTCTTATCCTGACGCCCCTGTTCGCGCTCCCTCACGTTCCCGCGGTATTCTCTCAGCTTCTGTTCGTATTCTTTTCTCTTAGCGATATATTCCTGCTCCGTTCGATTCGCTTTCGCAAAAATCTTATCTGCTAATGTCGGAGGTATGTTTCTGATATTTGCTTTATTATCCAGAATCTCCTGTCCAAGAAAAACGGACAATTCATTCATATCTGCCTTGAACGGATTCTCTACCTTTGGCTGATAATCATCCAGAACATCTGCAATTTGCAGAAGCTGGTCAGTCGGATTTACAATATCAAGAGGAAAGAGTTCCGGATGCATTCCAGCTAACTCATTATAAGCCACATCCACGCTCACACCGTTGTTACGGAAATTTAGTTTTCCGAAATATCTCTTACGGAAATTATTATAACCTCCCTCTGAATCTAAGTTTCTTCTGACTTCTTCCGGAACATAAATCGGCGTGCCCTTGATATCTTGCAGGATGTTTTTATAGACCTTTACCTGCTCCTGATCCGTCTGCTGTGATTTTTCCAGAATCGCACGGCCTATCTGCGTCGCTACGTTTGCCAACTCCTGGGCGTCCATACGTTCCGCTTTCTGGATATACTCATAAAACCGGCTCAGGTTGCTTTCAAGTTTTTCCTGTGAGTAAGTAGAATTATATTCTCTTAACAGGCTTTTTGCATACTTACGGATATCTTCTTTTCTCGGTGTGTAATTTTTTGTGAGGACAAGCTGATTTTTCAATTCTTCGTTGATCTTCCGCAGCTCACCGTTTTCTCGAACCACCTCGTCATAATCAATGTCCATATCGGAATCTTCAATCTGGAAACGAACATCCTTCAATTCACTGATCGCCTTCTTTCTGGCATCCGGAAGATTAGGATCATAAAGAATCGTATTGACTCCTTCCTGGTTTAAGCGGGCTTTCAGGTTATCGCTGGCATCCGTCGGCAGAATGACGGCAGCAACGCCATCTTTAAAATTTCCTTTCTGGATTTCGCCCGAAGCAACCGCATCTTTCTTAAATACAATTGAAATGTCTCCCATATCTTCCCCACCCTTACCCGGTTTTGTTTTTAATGAGATAGGGCTGTTCATATCTAAACTTTCTACCAGCTTTTCTTCTGTCAGATCATTACGGGCAACCAACTCCTTGTTATCTGTCTCTTCCAGTTCATTATCTCCAAGCTGATATTTAACATTTTCATTCTTGACATTGCGCAGTCTGTCAAATATACTGGAGATAGGCAGATAGTTGTAGCCGCTATGTTTTTTTGCAGGTTCGGCCTGGGCGTAGTTGAACGGGACACTATCTGCCTTTTCTATATCCACTTCATGTAGATACATTCGATTTGTCCTGTCTACTTTTATAACGCATACCTCATAATACTGACCTGCATTTTCCCCATCTGTAATATTTATCTTTGCTCCTATTGAAACAGAATCATATCCTCTTCCTTTCCAGTCTTTCGAATATCTTAAAACCTTTCCATTTTCAATTACATCTTTTACCGTTGCAAAAGCGGCAGCTTTTTTGTCTCCATAACCATGCGCCAGATCATTGCGAACCGAACGCATACTTAAAGCAACATCCCCTACCACATCATTATGAACCACATTTCCGTAAGAATTGTACAGTTCTATGATTTTGCTACGCATTTCCTTTGGATCTCCCTTAAACTCATCCCCGCGAATCGATGCGACACTGTCCATCTTCCGGACATAGTCATAGTTTTCTTCGATGTGCTTGTCTGTCACCTGATCCGGTTTTGCCAGCTGGAAGCGCACAGCGCTCTCCGTGCTTGTCTCACCCATCTTATAGTTCTCGCTTGCCTGATCCAGTGCATCCATCCAGAGGTTTCTTGCTTTTTCAAACGAATCTTTCTGTTCTGCCAGCGTTTCGGCCGCTTTTCCTGTGTGCTCGTTTTTGATGAGACTCTTAATAGCATCCAGCATATCACTCAGGAAATCTACAATTTTCTGTGCGACCGTTTTATCCTTACGGGCGATTTTCTGAACAAATTCCTCATCATTCCAGAACTTTCCCGTAGCATCCGCGGCGATCTCCTCCATGATTTCATCCCTGGAGAGCTTCTGACCATGTTTCTCGTAGGCTTTTTCATAGCTTTCCGTCATCTGTTCCAGTGTCTGTCCCTCTGCGGATAAATAAGCGCTGATAACTGTATCGCGGTAGGATGTGAAATGTTCTGGGGCATTCTCTTTGATAAAATGAGTCAATTCGTGGCTGTTTGTTCGAAGGAAGTTTTCTGAATTAGTGGAGATCCGGATCGTGCCCTTCTTTCCCTCATACTCTCCCACTGCTCCGGATTCCAATGAATCCTCCAGGATGAATTTAAGTCCTGTACGTTTTCCGAGACTTTCTGCAAGGTTCTGCTGCGCCTGTGTCGCATTCTGGGACAGGTTCTCCAGTCCGCCCTGGTGCGCCGGTCCCTGCTGCCGCTGGCCTGACATGCGATCCAGTTCCAATTTTCTGTCCTGTGCTCCTGCTTTGTATGCCGCAAGCTGCTGATCTCCTGTCAGATATAAGGATAGGGCTGATTTTTCCGCCATTCCGATATCGGATGCATAGCGCCCAGAATCATAATACCGGTTAAATGCACGGCGATACTGAGATACCGGAACCTCCGGATCGTAAGATTCGACTGCTGCCGTTCTTCCATTTTCTCCAAGGTCTGAAAAAATATCATTCAAATCTTCTCTATGGCTTTCGATGTATTCCTTTCTCCGGGTTTCCTCTGTCATGTTCCCTGCATATTCTCTGGCATAACTTTCCTGTACAGAATCCGGATGGGCGCGTTCTGCTGTTTTCTCGCTCTGCTGATTTTCTGCCTGCCGGCTTGTTTCTGTTTGCAGACTTGTCTCTGCCTGCCGGTTGGCTTCGATCTGTGTGTTCATCTGCTCTGGAACATTGCTGATGGAATTTTGCACATTTTCAGAGGTGTTATCAACGTTTTCGTTGATATTAGAAACATTTTCGTTTGCATTTGGAACGATTTTCGAAGCAGCTGGCATATTTTCATCCGAAACAGGAATATCAGAGATGGCTGTACTCCCCGCCCCTGCGTTATTCTGTGTATTTTGAACCATGTTCGAAACACCCTCGGAAGTCACCGGCGCACGCTGCTCTTTGGCCTGCTGCTGTGCCGTCTGTTCCTCCGGTGTGATTGCTCTCTGTTCCGCGTATTCCTGCGCCATTGTTCCGCGCTGTAAGAAGGTTCCAAGCGCCTGCGCCCCGGCACCCATGATTGCACCTGAGGTTGCACCGCCCAAAGCCGCCATGCCGACATTCTGGGCGATCTCTTCATAGACCCGCATCTGCGCCTGCTCTTTGCTCATTCCCTGGCCTATGTAATAGTTCACCGCTGTGTCATAGTTTGATTTATTTCCCATGATCATCTTGTCGGTAATGGTATTCATGATTTCCGTCGCGCCCTCTTCAGAACCTTCCGCAATTGCCTGCTTCGCCAGGTTTTTAATGACAGCCTTTGCACCTTTCCCTGGTACTTCTTTCATTCCCTTTAATTTTCCAAGACTGAAGTTTTCTCCGACACCTTCCGCTGTTCCCTGGGCGGCGCCCTGGAGCAGCGCCTGATCGCCGGTTGCTCCCCTGTTTGCTGCATCCACATACGCATCCGTCGCCGCACTTCCGCCAGCCATTACAACATTCAGTGCTCCCAGCGGCATACGGGAAACAGATTGAGCCATCGACAAGCCTGTATCGATAGCGAAATCTCTTACCGGGGTTCCGCCGATCGCCTGTTTGATTCCCTCGTTAGAGGCGTTCATGATTGCATTTCCTGAGAATGCCGGATCATTCAGATCAACCGGGGTATTCCGTTTCTTGTATTCCTCCAGGATTGACTTATATTCATCGGTTGAACCTGCATTCATCAGATCCTTGATTTCTTTCGTCTTGTCAATTCCTGTTTTGGTAGCTGCGTAGACATATCCCTTCGGGCTTTCCATTGCTCCATAGACGTTATAACCGACACCAGCAAGCACATTTCTCCGTGACGCATCTCTAACCGTCTTGGTCTCATCGTGTCTCAATCTGGCGCTCAGTGTGTCCTCGAGACCTTTTTCGAACTCGTCCGCCGTGTCTGTGCCGTATTTTCCGAGGAGATAGTTGTACATCTCTTTTTCGTCGTTATCCATGTACTCCGAACGAAGATCCGGTACTGCTGATGTATCTCTTACTTTCGCCGCCGCTTTCAGATCCCCGATGAATCCATCTGAATAGCCTTTCAGGTTTCGGCTTCCTTTTTGGACGTATTCTTTATATTTCGGATCTGCCTGCGCCTGGGCGAAGGTGATTGTTCCCTGCTTTCCGGAATAAGTCAGGCCGGTAGAGGAACGGAAGCTCTGGTTTCCTCTGTTCGGAGTGCGTTTGGCATAGTCCAGTACCATCTGGGTAAATTCCTGATCGCTGTACGGGCGCGTGCCATTGGCACTCACCCGCGAGGTTGTAGTTCCTCGTGGGGTGAGTGTTGATTTCTGGGAAGCGTATTCCTGAGCAAGTTGGTTTTCTGCCATCTTCTTTTGCATATGCTGGTAAAGCTGCTCACGGTTGAATGTCTTGGGGCCACCATATTCTTTTATCAGTCGTTTTCCCTCTTCACTCTGTCGATCTTTCATTGTGACTTTTTTCTTTTTTGAATTATCTACTTTGTTCCCAGCCATTTTTTCCTCCATTTATTCGCTTCTGTATTCCATGCAGCATTGGACTCCAAGTAATTTTTATTAGCCTGTACCACATTCGAAGCACTTGGTATATCCATCTTACTGAGTAAAGCCTGTGGGTTTGATTTTGCATCTTTTTTATCTTTGTACATATCTACCGCCCCTTGTCTTGCCAGTTCGCTCATCATGGTATTTGCCGCATCCGCACCCTCTTTTTTGTAAGTTTCCACATAATCGTTATACGCTTCTGCCCATGTCTTTGTTGGAGTTGTCGTTGACGAAGAGGAGCTCGATTTCTTCTTTGATGAAGACGATCTTCTTCTTCCACCCGAGCCGCCCGAGCTTGCCGCTTTCTGTCTGGCAAGTGCCATCTCAGCCTCCCAGTTCGCCTGCTCCTGCGCCGCCTGCTGCTTCTGGAATGCAAATTCCTGCGCCCATTGGTCTGCTGCCACGCGGCCCTGATACTCACCGTAATCATATCCATATTCCTGATTGTACCGACCGTTATAATAGTTCAGATCGTTATAGTAATCGTTGACGCCATCCCTATAACGCTGGTAATCTGTATTGTCCAGACCTGTCACTACATTCATCTGGTTGTACAGATTCTGTCCTTCATCCGCATACCGCTGGTATGCCCGATCGTAGAAGTCCAGAGCCTTATTGTTTAATTGAGCGACATAATTGTCATACGCCTGCTGCCCTGCTGCCGACGCGTATGTATTCCCATATCCGCCGGTCAGCGCCGCCGCATTCCCCATCGTATCGCGCATAGCAAGGTTTCCCTGGCGCATATACTGATCGCGGTACATTTTATATAGATCATCGTTTACCATATCCTCCGAGGTGTACGAAAATTTCGGACGGTTCATGATATTATCCAGGATACTTGAGATCTGATCTTCGTACTTACTTTCAAATTCATCCGGCTTGTTCTTCTCCAGATTCCGAGTTTTATTGTAGTATTCATTCACTCGGTCAGACCTCTGGTACATCGGCTTCGCCTCGGTCGAACCGCTTGCCGTGGCTACCCCCGCAGTTACATTGCTGGACGGGTTCGATGGCGCTGCATTTGCAAGCCCCTGAATCTTCGCCGCATTATTTGTCGCTGACCCGTTCTGCAGCATTCCCAGCAATTTTGTATTCTGGCTTGCCGTCCCAGAATATCCAGATATTCCATACTCTTCGGCAAGTTTCCGCCTGGCAGCGTAGCTGGAATCCCTTCCGGAGCTGCTCAGATAATCAACAATACTTCCAACCGCCATTATTCATCCTTCCCTTCTTCTTTTTCTTCGATAATCTCGCCTGCATTTAAGATAGCAGCAACTTTTACCAGATTCTCTGCCTGGGTAATCCCCTCCACTTTCATTCTATCGAGAGCACTGACAATCGCTTTGATGGCGAGCTCTTCATACACATATTTTTTCATGGTACCTCCTAACTACTGCTTTCCAAACTATCCAGGCGATCATAAATATCCTGGATCGTTTCTCCCACGCCCCAATAATGAGTCTTTCCGGAGAATACGGGGTGGTTCAGATAAAGTTCCTGCGCGTAGGCATTAGACGGTGAAAGAACGCAGCCATAGTGATCCAGGATCCTCTGCGGTTTTGTGTCATTGATATTTCCTGTGCCATCCCAGCCAGTCCAAAAGCAATACAAATCATTATCACCCATTCCTGTGCTCTGATCGCCGGTGCCTAGATATTGTCCCATGCTGGTATCAAACGTATAGAATCCTCCGATATAAACCTCGTCTTCATTGGCTTCAAATGCTCCACCCTTGCAGCGGATTCTTGAACCAGTGATCGTTGCACCTTTTACATTTCCGGAGAATGTAGCATTTCCGGAAGCATCTAACTTGAAATTCGTTGAATTTACCACCAGACGATTTCCGGATATCGTAACCTGTCCCGATTCCAATGAAATCTCCGACGATACGGTTCCTTTCGTTACTTTCATATCGATTTTGCTGTCTGTAACTTTAAACTTTGCATTCGTATTCTTTTCGAAATCGCTCACTTCAACTTTCAAACCATCCAAATCGAATTTCAGGGATGCTACCCTTTTCTCATCCTCCAGATATTTCTGCAGCGCCTGATTGGAATAGTTATCTTCCGGAGTAAGATTGTTGAACATATATTTAAGCTGTTCGTTGAGCTGATAGAGATATCCTGTCAGTTCTTTCGTATCCATACTATTAAAGCCATCGATCGCTTTGAACTGTGCCATCAGATCTCACTCCCTTCGTTGATGTACTTTCCGACGGCAATCAATCGGGCTTTTCCCTTGCCTTCTAACCTCCACCGATAATAGAAGCAGCGCATCGGCTTAATTGGAATCGAATACGTCCGCTTTTTATCTGCGAAGATGGTAATCATCCGGCGGAAAGCTGCATCTGAATCGTGTTTCAGAAACACATCCACCTGGCTTCCACGTTCCAGCTCTATCATGAACTGAATCTTTCCAATGTACTTTCGATTCAGGCTTCCTTCTTCCAGATCTCCCGTTTCAAGATACCATTCGACCAGCTCATCCCCTCCGGTAATGGTGCGGACGTTTTTATCCTGATCGACATAATAGAGCTGTCCTCCTCCGGGTGCGGTAAGAAGCATCTGCGTATCATCTTCTTTATGCCAGAGCCGTTTTGCTGTGTCATAGACCAGCAGTTGTTTTCCTTTTCCCGTCTCCGCTGACAGATAATACTTTCCTTGGTATTTCCCTGCGATTCCATCCGACAGCGCGAGTTTTTCCAGAACATCCGACAGCGTAAACGGAACGCCGCCGGTATAGCCATGTACACCCGTACCAGAAAGATAAATCAGCGTAGTTCCAACGACCTGAACACTAGCACTGCACCCACTCTTTACGCCCGGCGCCTCCTGCGTTTGAATCTGGATATTTGACGGTTTGTTTCCATAGACCTTATGAATTGTATGCTCCTTAAAGAAAAGCGCATATCCGGAATATGTAGCTGCTGCCGTGAAATCTCCATCCGATCCAATCGTTGCCGCATAGGAATCTGTCGAAATACCTTCAAAGACATTCCAATTCAACGGATCTCCCAGTTTGCTTGCATATACCTCATGATTTTTGCTGCTGCATCCCCACAAACGATTTTCACATTCCGTTAAAAAGTCCATATCCGGCACTTTCCGCTTTACCTTCAACCCACTCGCCTGTGTAAAGCTGTTTTCCAATACACCGATGATTGTAATGCTGTCATCCGTTTTTGCCTGGATAGTGGCTGTTTTGTTGTAATCTGCATTCGTGCACCCAGATATTTCTACGCCATCATACTGGTTGAATTGTTTTCCGATTCCGGTACAGGAAATTTTTGTGTAAGTCGAACCTGTATAGGATGGCGCAAACGTCGCTGTTGAAGCCTGGGCAAAGGTTTTCTCCATCGAACCAAACTCCCCGGAATCCGTGTTTAGATAAACCTTATCCGGAAGAATGATGATATAGGCCCCCATTCCGACCATAACTTTTTTGCTATCTGCTACCGTTCCCTTTTCCTGGTCCTTATAATACAGTTTTTCTCCATCAACATATGCCAGTCCATTTTTCCAGTAGAGGCCGTTTGGTTTCTCCAATGTTTTTATTGGTTCTCCTCGCGCCTGGCGCGGCCCTGCTGCCGGATAGTGATCAGAGGACATATTTTTCATATCTGCAAAATATCCATCCTGGACGCTCGACCTGGTATCTAAGCCGCCGAACACTCCTTCCTGTTTCTTGGTTCTGGTAATCGGATTTACGATTGGCAGACGCATCTTACCACCCCCTAAATTGTGCTTTTTCCTTCGGCATATGATTTCTACGGTAATAGGATGCAAACGCCTGGAAAGACGCCTCATATGCTGCCACGCTGTTGTTATAGCGCTCTGTTTCCTCGTTCTTATAGTCAATCTTGGCGGCAAGATAATTTACATAGATATCTCCAAAGCGATCCGGCACCATAAGGGTCTTTTCAGAGTCCCGGTCATAATCGTACCCGTCAAATTCTATGTCATTGCCCTCCGCCGCATTTAGGATGTCGTCTACAACCATTCCTTCTACTTCTGACAGCCACGCCGTTTTTACCCTGGCATCATACTGATTCAGTTTTTCATCATCTACTCTCGCCAGCACTTCCGCTATTTTCATCGCATCGCCTCCTTGAGTTTTATTGTGCCAGATTCCTATGTGTTTTTCTCCCACGCAAAAATGCCCCACCAGGCATGTGGCAGGGCATCTCGTTAATATCTCTTGAAATATGCAGTTTTTCACGTGGACTCGACTGGAAAAATTCTTTCTTCGTCTCTGCTTCGTTTTGTCACAGGATATGTCCATCTTCCGCGATTCTGTCCGCCGTCAGCATCCAGCCGTCAGAATCGAACGCATACAACTGTCCATCAATCCGGCAGACTGTATCATGCAGATATTTGTAACCTTTCAGGACATACCACCAACGTCCATCCTGCCAAATCCAGCCTCCGACATACTCCCCGGAGATCCATCCGTGTGAGGTCTCGATCCAAGGTTTTCCATCTACAAAACACTTCCGGAGCGGCTGCACGTGTTCTCCGTTATTATAACGTCTTCCGGAATCTGCCCCACCCGGGGTTGTTCGGATAATCAATGTCGGCGATGCCAGAATGCACAGACCGCGCACGCCGCTCTTTACCTCTTTCAGATCGGTGATCGATACCTGCGGGGCGCTCGGCTGTGAAGCTGCAACTCCATCCTCCGCCGCCCAAGTCTTTTTGAAATTCTCAAATGTCCCATATTTCTGCTTCAAAATTCCCGTGCCGCTGCCCCAGTCCGGCAGATAAAGATGCGGTTTGTCTTCCAGACTCTTCCAATCTCCTCCCCAGGCAAGTCCCAGCCCCTTGGCAATCTCAGCCGCTTTTTTAAACATTCCTGTTCTGTCATTAAATGCATCATCTGACGTGCTGCCATCTCCATCAATGTCCATTATTAAATAAAAATCAAAGGCGATTCCCCACTGATGCTGTGAACTGTAGCTGCTGCCCGGTGCATTGGTTACCTTTTTTCCCGGTTTTGTACGTCCCTGAGCATAGAGGGCATCCTGCTCTGCTACTGTCCGGAATGTTTCCCCAATCGTCACTGCAATCCCTTGTGTCACACAGGCTTTCATCCACGCACCCGCAAGACGCTGGAGACGCGGATGGCACAATGTAATATCTCTCATATTTGTCCTTTCTACGAACACAGGGCGGAAAATATCCGCCCTAAACATTATTTGCACTCATCTGCCGGTCCCGGCTTTTTTGTTTCTGCTCCCGGTCCTACCGGCGTGTTCCCTTTTCCTTCTTTTGCCGGACCCGTGCAGCCGACATCACAGGTGCACTCCGGATCAACCGTCATTTCCGGATGCCCTAATTTCTGCGCTTTCTTGGCGCTATAGTTATGTACTTCGTTTGCATTCTTGTTTCCATGTACGTTGCAACTCATCTTTCTTTCCTCTCTTTCTATTTTCTTGCTTTCTCTGCCTGGGTTCCGAAATAAAACCCTACAATCATAGTAAAAATGCTCATGTATTCCTGTCCGGATACTTCCCCGGAACACGTCAGCCCAATGAATCCCGCTGTCAGCGCTAACGTCATAAGGCTCTTTACGTCAATCAATTTTGCAAGTTTTTCTTTCAAGCCTTTCCCTCCTCTAAGTCCTGAATACGATGATTCGCTACCCGGATCTGTTCCTGCATAACAGCCTGTGCTTCTTCCAGCTTATACGTTCGCTCAATCACAGTGTTATGCTTTTCGACTTTCTTTTCGAGCTGACCCATCCGGTATGTCATGAGTTTTGCTGATGCAATCACACCCGCAAAAGCCCCCAGGACACCTCCGCCGGACGCAATCAAGGCTACTGCAATTTCTGTATTCATTCTATCCCTCCGGATGTTCCTCCAACCATTTCTCGGTTACCTTGCGCCAATATAACGGCACCTTTTCAAGTGTCATTTTCCCGTCTCTGATTTTCTTTCCATAAAAAGCCCCCATCACTTAGCACCTCCTTTCTCCGCAAGCTCACTCGCCGCAGCACCAAGATCTATGATCGCCTCATCCTGGATCTCCTGACTTTCTTCCAATGCGTCCAGACGTTTTTCTTCGGATGTCTTTTCACGCATATTGAAGCTGGTTTTTACTTTGCCCCCTTCAACAACGGATGTTTCAGAAACCAGAAGGACATCTTCATATTTTCCCACCGTCAGACCGTCTGACGTTTCGATCCGGATCGATTTCAGATTTTCATCTGTCAGCTTTTTCCAAATCTCCAGCATAGTCTCCCGACTCTCGCTCTCAATCTGAAGCGCGCCTAGAGATGCTCCTGCCACCAGGTCAATTTTTGTCCCATCTTTTAACACCAATTTATCCATCTTACCCTCTCCTCCCTACTGGATTCCATTCCACGCCATCTGAAGCAGAAAGCCCAGAAGTTCCCGGATTTTATTTTTGATTCGTTCCATATAGATTTCGTACCCGATTTTTTCAGAATAGTTTTTTCCATCGACGCATCCGGTTGACTCCACGATTTCAAAACCATTTCTGAGAACACAGCGCACCACTGTGGTTTTTGTTCCCATCGTTTTCGTCTCCGTGTAGGCAATAAACTCATCTACCATCTTCTGTCCGATGCTCACACCGGACGGAAGCTCCTGGTTATCATCTACTTTCACGTAATGCTTTTCAAAGAAGTCCGCCGGTTTCCATGTGACTAAACCGTCAGGGCACTTCATCAAGTAGCCCTTGTCTTTCGGATCTTCGTCTGCTGGAATGCTCCAGCCACGAAAGGCATTATAATCTTCCCGTGTCATTGGTTCCGCCTCTACGAGGCAACTTCCGATGTATTTTTTCATTGTTTTCCCTTTCCTTTTACTCAGTTTCTATTTTTTCCAGCCTGCAGTCTCGTTCCTCGCTCACAACTCCAGACTTGTCAAATCTCATCTACCCTTTCATGACCTTCGAATCTTATTCCTGTGTCTTTAACACATTCAAAATCCCCTCCACTGCTTTATCCCAGAATATATTTGCAAAATCCTCAACAGTGCAGACCGTATCTCCGTCCCAATCTACGATAGTGGCATCATCTACTTGGCATAATTCACATCCTGATTCTTTCAACGCTTCGTTTGCATATTCTGTTACAACAGTCTGCGTATCGGCATAATCGCAGCCTCTGCTTAAGATGTCCTCAAGTTCTGCTATTGTTTTCTTTGATATTTTCGCCATTTTTCTATCTCCACTAAAATGCCGTTTACTTTGTCAATCAACGCAGTCGGATCACTCGCCATACGACATACAAATTCATCATCACAATAAACATCCCATACGTCATCATATTCCACACATCCCCAACAATCGTGCCCATTTGCGATTTCAGTTTTCTTTATTGTAAACATGATTACCTCTTAAATTTACTAAGTTAAATTACGATTAGAAGCTGCGTTGTTAAAAACTCAAGTTAAATAGTTGGAATCAAAGTGTAAATTCGGCAAGGGTTAAGGTTTTCTTTTTTCCTTCAATATTGAAAATAATTTGCAGAAAATATCTTTGATCCCCTTTATAAACTTGCACATATACATTATCAATATTGTTACGATACTTTACTACAACTCGCATGTCGCTATTTTACGAAAAAGCAACGTTCGAATGAATGGTTGATCCGCTTTTTTAATAGGTTTCTTATGATAAAGTATAGGTCATTTTGATAAAGCCACAAATAGGGATATTGTTTGTTTCGGCACAATCATTTGTATTGGTAAACTTGAGATATAATAGATTCCGGCTTTTCAGTAGTTGTGCATTTGACAAAAGATTGGCTACATCCGTCTTATAAGGAGCGGCATAGCCTCCAGTGGATATTCTCATTTCAAGTATACATGATGAAACGGTTATTTTAGTCACTGACGGGGCAAACACCATCGGGATAAATATTAATATTTCTTTTTTGCCTGTTGTGATGTATCCAAATGCACCGTTAATATCTTCGTTCGTATAAGTACCTTTGGTTTTTCTATCCAGTTTATCTCTATTTAACTGAGTAAGTGATTTCTCCGCTGCCGTCAATCTCTCATCCAGCAGTTTCCCCACAATCGCATCCAATGCCGCTTTTCCGGATTCCGTAGCAAGATAATTTGCTATCAGTGGCGGAAGCGGTCCTTGAATGCCCTGCGGTCCCTGTGGACCGGTATCTCCTTTTTCGCCCTGGATGCCTTGCGGTCCCTGTGGGCCAGTCTCTCCCTGGATTCCCTGTAAGCCCTGCGGACCAGTCTCTCCCTGGATTCCCTGTGGTCCCTGCGGTCCTTTGATATTTCCAATTAAAATCCTAGCCATCGTTTTTCACATCCTCTCCTGTAAGATAATAGAGATTCCCTGTTTCCGAATCATAATGGAATGCTGGCGGCTTCTCTCCATCCGGATAATCTGCATAGAGATTTCCTGTTTCCGGGTCCAGATAGAGCGAAAACATCCCCGATGCCGGAACCATGACACCGCTCTCCCCCTTCACTCCTTGGATTCCCTGAGGTCCTTGCGGACCGGTATCTCCTTTTTCGCCCTGGATGCCTTGCGGTCCCTGCAGACCAGTATCTCCTTTTTCGCCTTTATCTCCCTTATCTCCTTTTAACTCCCCACGCTCTAGCTTTCCTACAACGTCCTCTCGGATCTTCTCCGCTTCCTCTGCTGCCGTCGTCGCCCTGGTCGCTGCCGAATTTGCCAATCCCGCCGCAGTATCTGCCTTGTTTGTGGCTTCCTCCGCTTTTCCAAGACCGGCATTCAGTTCCTTTTCCAGGCGTTCAAATTCACTCAGTCCCGGCTTTCCTTCCGGGGTATTGATTGCATCTTCCACATACACCGGTGTTTTATACGAGGTAAAGCGCATCGTTCCGGTTTCATCATAACCTCTGACCGCGATAAATACGGCGCCAGGAACCCGAAGCTGTGTATTCCGTATCTGCCAGGTCAATAAGATTCTTTCCTCGCCGTATGTGGCTTGCAGAGAGTCTGTATCCTTCGTACCATCGGCATATTCCAGGTCGATAAAAAAGTCCAGCGCCGACAAATCCAACAAAGTCGCTGACACGCGCGGAATGGAGAATGTTCTTGTATCACACAGATTATCCGCTGTTGTTCCGATCTTCTCTTCTCCTCTTGGGATAAGCATCTGCCGGTTCTCAATTACTATCATTCTTCCACCTCTTAAATACGGGATGCATGATTTTCACACACATCCCGCCGTGATTAGATCAGCAGTTTCAGACCATTCTCAAACTTTTCAGATTCCTGATCGATAAATTCCGCCGCTTTCGTGTCCTGCTCCTGGGAGTTCTGCAGCACTTCCGCCACCTCTTTCGGAACCTTGACATTTCTGCCGCGCTTAACGATATAAGATCTACCGTTTACCTGCACAAATACATCGTCCTTGTACTTGTCAGAATCTCTCATCAGGAAGATATTAACCATTCCATCATCCGGCGCTTCTGCCGCCTGCGTTTCTGACGCCTGCGTTTCTTTTAATTTTTCTGTTTTAGCTGGCATTTAGTTCTCCTTTCCTTCCGAGAATGTACATCCCGTCTCTACACGTACTACGTACTGCTCTACCAGGCGCTCCGCTGTCTTGGTTGCTTTCCAGCCTGCCGTAGCTCTCTGGTTTAACGGATCCGCCGTACCGCCAGAACCAAGCTGTTTTACGATAGTTTCCAGACCGCCGCCGGTAATCTCCGTAACGCCATATGCATTTGCGCCCAAAATCAGCGTCGAATATACATCGATCTTCGTGCTGCCGGTTCCCGCTGATCCCGTTTTCGCAAAGATCTTTGCTTCCGTGGACTCAACAAAACGAACACCGCCAATTTCTCCGATTTCATTCTGGTAGGCATTATCTGGATTGGTGTATTTATGCCACTCTTTCCATTCCGGGTCTTCCATCAGGTCATACGCAATATCCGGATGGATGATCCCGACATACCAGCCGTCAATCTTCGGGGCATTCTGTCTTTTAAGGGCGCGGACTGCCATCTTAACCGCCTTAACAGTCAGCTTCATATCCTGGGTCAGGGTTGCTCTTGATGCAGTCTGTCCCTCGGCGTACTGGACATTAGTACCGCCATTCAGCACCTCTCTGGTTACGGTATCAAGCGTTGCACCAGCCTGATCGCCCAGAAGCTTCAAGGACTCGACCAGGTTATTATCAATCGCTGTTAAGAGCAGCATATCCGACAGGCGAATATAATCGCCGTACTGCTTTACGGTCGATGTTACGATGCTGACGTCCAGTTTATTACCGTCCGGCGTAACGCCCTCAGTCAGTGGCGTGAGTGCCTTGCTAAGCGGGGTGTATTTTCTAAACTCGATTGTCTTACCGCCATTTTTCGGGATTGGACGCTTCTGTGCAAACTGATCGTGTACCAGGTGCGGACCTGCAATATCAATCAGTGTGCTGTCATAATAGGTTTTCATTTCATGGGAAAGCTCGTTTCCCGTGCCACTCGATCCAGTTGTGTTGATTACATCATCAAATAACCGAAGGTTTAATTTAATTGCTGTTTCCATCATATCCTCCTAATCTCTGAATGTGATGATCTCCCCTCTGGCTGCTCGACGGGCATATTCCTGGCGCTCTTCCTTGGTCATCTTCGCCGGATCCTTTACGGTCTGCGCTGCCGGTCGGCTTGACATTCCATTTTCAGCCGGGCGCATCTGCCCGCTCCGGGCTGCTGCCGCCTGCTGTTTGGTTGCCGCCTTGGCTGTTTGCTGCATCAGTGCCGGAAGAATCTCATCGTGATGGAGTGTTTCGTAAATTGTACGCATGTCAATTCCCGCACCCATCAGGTCAAGAAAACGCTTGTCCTGGATCTCGCTCTGCAGATCGAACTGCGGATACATCCGTTTCAGTTCTTCTGCTTCCCGATCCCACTTCTGGAACACCGCATCTTTCTGGTTCTTCCGCTCAGCTTCCTCTCTGGCTTTATGTAAGGCTTCATTCTCCGCCTCCAGCTTCACCATTTTCTTATAGCTGTCTACTGTCATGCCCTGATCCGCAGCGGCTTCTTCCCAGAATACATCGTCACTTTCCAGAGCTTCGCGAATATCGCCCATCTTGTCTGTAGATATGCCATATTTTTTTGCAACCAGCCCGATAACATCGTTCTGCTGCTGAAGCTGCTGTTGAAGCTGTTTCACCTCGCCGACGCGCTCCTTGATTGCCTTTTGCATTCTCGCATCGAACAGATCGCGGAAGTCGCCGTTAATCATGTCATTAAATGCCTTTTCACGTTCTTCCGGCGTCTGTTCTGCCTGCTGCCCCTCGGTTGTCTCTGGGGCTGCTGCCTCCGCTCCGGTCGCCGCGCTGCCTTCTCCGCCGCCTTCTCCGTCAAACATTCTCAGGTTCAATCTTCTCATTTTCCCGTTTCCTTTCTACCGTCTTTCCGGCGTGTCTATCTACCGTCTTCCCGGCGTGCCAGTTGTCTCTCCAACGTCTCCTACCGTCTTTCCGGCGTGCCATCCGTCTCTCCGGTGTCTCCTGCCGTCTCTCCGGCGTGCCTATGCTTATATTTTTACATAATCAAAACTCAAAATCTCCCACTAGGTCAAACTGCTCCGGATACCTTGATTTTAAAAGGCAAAAGCCGGTTTTTGTGAATTTCAAAAGATTCTCAATTTCTTCCGAATTTTCATCATCTGGATAAAACCTGACTGCTATATGTCCGTCCCGGCTTTCCGTCCGCACATTGGCATCCATCCGCCACAAACACTCGAGTAAGGTCTGTCCCAGCATCGACACCGCTGCACAAAGGATATTCCCCTCATCCGAGTTCACTTTCTCCGCGTGCCCGTCGATAATGAAATCGGTTACTTCATTTTCCCGTCGTTCAATTACTTTCGTCATTATTCTGCTCCCTTCGGCGTCGCCGCCTTCGCTGCGCGTTCCCGTGCTTTTCCGGCGGTCGAACTGACTGCTTCCCTGGTTGCATTCCCCATCGCATCAAGATGGGCGGATTTGCTGCTGCCACCGGACACAATCGGCTGCTCCCCCGGTCCCATTGCTCCCACTGCGTCTAACAGGCGCGTATCGCCGGTGCTCTGGGCGATTACTGCTGCCATCTGGCTCATAGTCTGCTGCATCTGCTGCATCTGTTGGTATAATGTTCCGTTCTGTGCAATCTTCTGCATGACCTCCTCTTTACCGTCAAACATCATCATTTCGAGGCAAGCCAGTGCCTGATCGGCTAACTGCGGATTAAAGAAACCTAGATTGTACATTTCTTTAGCCAGTTCGTTCTGGGAAATCTTTGTAAACGGGCTTGCTTTCTGTGCCTGTACTTTGATGTCATATACAGGCTTACGCTCCGCAATCATGCCTGTAAATCCCACTTCCATCTCCTGGGCTTGCATACCGGAGTTATCGAATGATACGAAATTCTCCCCCGTGTCATTCGTGATACGGAAGACACGGGGCGCGGTGTAAAACTGCCTGATGAGTTCCAGAACAATATTTACAACACTCTGAAAAGCCTGATAAGAGCCGTTTATCATATCCCTTGACAGCTTACTACCTGCCTCCTGCAGTGCCGCAATCGCGGAAGCTGCCGTTACTCCGGAAGCTGTCGCGCCCTGTGAAAAGTCACGGTTTCCGGAAGTCTCTTTTAATTCTTCGATTTTTCCCTGGTAAACTTGATAATAGATGCCTGGAAGAGGTGCCACTGTAAGAGGCAACATGTCATCTCTGGATCCGTTGTAATGCACAATATCCCTCGACAGGTCCGAAAACTCTTCCTCATTGAATCCGGAGCTGTCTTTGCACGCATACCGCGGCCTGGAACCTGCGATCGAATTCTGCAAAATTGACTGGCCCAGTTTGTCAATATACTCCTGGCAGTCTTTCATTATATCCAGATATCCAAAGCCGAAAGGACTGTGCTCAATCGGGAACATGAGATCGAACACAAACGGATACTGTCCATGTTTATACCAACCGTCAGCCATTTTTGGATCGTTCTCCGATGCATAGAGTACGGTTCCATTACAGATTTTACAATAATGCAGCACTGTTTTCATAACCGGCACATCTCCGGACATACCGGAAACTGTTTTCTTGTAATACCAATCAATGATTAATGATTTCCCGGTTGTATCGACATAATCATCATTCAGGTACTCCTGGACACTAATCAAAGTATCATTCAGTTTTCCCTGCATCTGTGGATATTCCTGTTCAATCAGGTCGTTATCCATAACATTCAGATAAAACAGGTTCCTGGATTCCTGGATTTTATCAATTCCCGGCTCCCAATACATTTTGAGCGGGTCACATTTTTTAATTGAGATATCGCCCAGACCGTTCTCCTTGTGAGCATCCCAGAACACTCCATAAATGCTCGTTCCCATTTTGATTTTCTGCCAGGTCGCTTCTGAATAGACTGCAGTGTACTCGTTCCGGTCCATGATAAACGGAATAACATCTGATAAAATCTTGGCTGTTTCTTTGTCTGACTCCTCACGCGGCAATATATTCGCTTCTGGATAATTATCCATAAAATCAGCATGCTTATTGATGAGCGAGTTGATCAGCCATGCGCTGGCCGGTTCGATTGCATTCCCGTTCTTATTTTTCTTTTTAAACCGATCCCAGTGGCGCATCTTCCACCACTGTTCATTATCAATCAATCTTTCATCCAGGGATTTCTTTCCCTGTTTGTACTTTTCCAGAATAGCAAGTGCTTTTCTTGCTTCTTCCTCTCCTATTTTGGTCTGTATCACTTTTTCTTCCATGATTTCCTCCTATACTCTCAATACAAGACGTTTCTGTTTGTACAAATCCAGCGGATCCTCCTGCGGTATCTCCTGGACAATACTCTGACGCGGGGCAATCGGATGCTCCATGAGGACATAACGACACTCATCGTAGATGTGATCCTCCTGGGTCGTGTCTATATCCTCTACGTTATGCTCGTCATATACCAATGCCGGAATCGTGCGGATAAAGTCCTTGCAGGTATCAAACACGTAAAACATCGCCCGACCATTTGAGTCGAACGCAAGTCGATAGTGATACTGCATTTTACCGGCGAGGCGGGTGTTATCGCCCGGGGACCAGTAGATTCCTTCTCGTTCCATCATTTCCGCGATCGATTTGCCGCGTGACCTATCATAGATAGACGGATCCGCTATCCCGATGATTTTGCGTCCTTTTAGCATCGGATCCGCCTGCTCCACCTCGCGGATCTGTCTGGCTATCTCGTTCGGCGCTATCTTGACACCTACATTCGGCTCTCCTGTGCAGCCGTACATTTCTTTGATGCGGTAGATGCATCCATCATGATCCACGGCGTGCCAGCCGACTGAATACGGTTTTACATAACCAAAGTCAAAACCCCGGTATATCGCCCAATCTGCAGGAATCCGGAACGGTTTAATAACGTGTGTGTATTGCTGGGTTTCGTAGCCCAGTGGATTATCCCGGAACTCCTCAAATACCTGCCCTGAAAAGCTATCCCAATCCCCATACAACAACGCCTCACGTTCCGCCTTTGGAAGCGATGCCAGCGCGGCGAGGTAATTCGGATCGCTTTTAAGCAGTTCTTTATTATCAAACACTGTCGATGGGATAAAACAGGACGTTCTATATAGGCTAGTCTTTTTGCCATGCAGATCCAGAATCTCATATTCATGCACTACCGTCTTATATGGCGCCGCCGCCTTAACAAAGTGCTGTTTTACCCAGCCGTGACCGATGCCGCCCGGGTTGGCTGTACAGCGCATATACACACGCGTTCCCGGACCTGCGGGACGGTTACGGGAAACCATATAGGAGTATTCATCCCATGTGAAGTGTGTAAGCTCATCGAATCCAATAAAATCGTACTGTTTGCCCTGGTAATTTGTCCGGTCCTTAGTGTACTGCATCGAACCGAAGTAAATTTTTGCGCCGCTGGGGAACTTCCAGACGTGCCCCGTCTCGTTATACCTGGCTTTTCTGTATGCCGGTTGATAAACATCGCGTGAGCGGTCTATCAGTGCCGTGAGCTGCGGATAGGTCTTTCTGAATATGATCGCCCGGTAATGGGGGATGTGTACCTGGCGCAGAGCTTCCGCCAGAAGAAAATCAGACTTCCCGCCGCCTGCTGCCCCGCCGTATAGAGCTTCATCCTCCCCTCTGCTCATCATCAGCGCCTGTTTCGGCTGCGGCTGCCAGATCACTCTTCTGCTTTTTGTATCGTTCAATTTCCTCTTTCACTCCTTCCACATCCGCCGGCGCCAGCATGATCACGCCGCTTTCCTCGGTCTCTTCTTGCTCCTCCTGGATATTCTGGCGCTCTCTCCAGTCTTCCCTGGCGCGGTTCGTCAGCCAGAAGATGATCGCCTTGGTATCTGGGGGGATATAGACCTCATCCTCTCCCACTTCCAGATGCTCCTCTTCTTTGATTTTCCGACCGGAATCGTTGTATTCTATTTTTCGGACCTTAAAGGTCTTTTTTAGCTGGACTTTGTGACCGATGCATTTTAGATACAAGGCATTTTCCACCTCTGTGTCTGCAATTTCTTTGCTTTTTTTTAATGTGTCCGCTATGACCGGATATTTTTTTCTCCACTCGTTCAGTGTGGACCTTGAAATTCCTATATTTTTCGCGATCTGCTGGTCGCTCAGTCCCTTCCGGGCCCATCCGGACAGCAGAGTCCTCTTGTCCGGATCGTCAATCCATTCCTGATATTTCGCTCTCGCCATCCGTTTTGACCTCCTTCCGGTTCTATTTTGCCAGTTTTTTATTCACTTTTCTCCCACGTAAAAAGACCCGCCACTAATAGCGAGTCTTTTCTTCGTATTCTTCATCGATTTAGTACCGGGAAGTTATATCATTGGGTATAAAGCCAAAGTAACCACTAAACCATCTGTATACATCGATTCTAAGGTAGACAATGCAAGCCAAACGCTACAATTATATGAAAAGAGCTGTCAGATTCCTATTTCATCTTCTGTGGATGATCTTACAGACAGGAGTGTTCAAAATACTTTCATGTTTAGGATTCAAGGCGCAGAACGTTTATATTTGTATTTCTGGTGTGTTGAATCAACAAGTGTTACATGCGAAATATGGGCCAAACGAATCTGTTAAATAGCGACTTCCGTTTATCTCGCAGTGAATGTAGCAAGAATACTGAATCGAACGTAGAAACGGAGATCTGCCAATACCGAGCCACTAAAGATATTATCGTATCACTAGCTGGTTGGTATACTACACCTGGCAATTCAACCGGGATTCGTAGAGTAAACATCTACGCTTATAATATGTCATGTTTTCTAAGTGGCACACCTGCAGGGCAAAACCTTGTTGGATTTTCTGGTGTGTTTTTTCTTAAATCCGGAGAAAAAATTGGTATAAGAGTAAATCAAACATCAGGTAGCACACTTTCATCTGAAATTTTTATTCATTCGAACGTTGCTTTTTCGTAAAATAGCGAGGCTTCCACTCATCTAAAAGAAAGTGGTAGCGGAAATAGCTTTTGCGCTGCTTTTCAATCGAGATATCAATATAACACTAATGTTAATTATATGCTAGCAAACGGAATCTACAAAACGGGCAAAACGGGCTTGAATCTTCCGTTTGAGGGCTATTGGATCATAATAACCTTTAACACATCCAACAACCTTGGAAATAGTTCGACCGCTTGGATCACGCAATTTGCCATTTCGACCGATTGGGGTGATAAAGCTATTTATTTTCGAAGAAACATAAACTACACCCCGACCACTTGGGAATCCTGGAATAGACTTGTAGCAAGTTAAATAGCGAGCTCTCCGAAAAGGCAAAAATAACAAATATTTCTTCACTTTCCAGTATTGGCGATATATTTAAAACATATAGCAAAAATGGCAGCATCCCTGTGATTGGAATTATAAACTGGGATACAACTCTAGCTCCGGATCAAAATGTTACTATTGCCTTTGTTTGGAATTACTTGATAGTGGCAATCAGTTCTAGTGGATGTATTTATACCGCTAGTCCAAATGCAGCCACGTGGCAAAAGAGAAACTAAAAACCATTTTCACGGGGCGCGAAAATGATGGGATATATCTAAAATCGTAATTTAATGAAGAAATAACAGATATTCAGTTGACACTCGAAAATGAAACCAACCGAAATATTAAAATTATCGCTGAAGGTCATCTTGATTTGAACCGGAAGCTCGATGACACTCTAAAAGTTGATACAGAAAAGGAGATGCTTCTGATTAGGGTTAATCATTTAGAGAATGAGGTCAGACGATTAAAGGAACGCATTTCAGAAATCGCATAATTTCAAAAAGCGCCAGGGCAGCCCCCGGCGCTTTTTCTTTATTCCGTTTTTTCAACAACCTCAATGATCCACTTCTCGGTTTCTGGCTCAAATTTTGCCTGTACATCTCTGCCGTCAGCTGTTGCCAGCGTCGCATCCAATTCGACCCTGCCATACTGTTTAACGATAGCTTCCAGGACCACGCGCGCTCCTTTTGCCTGTGCCTCCCAGAGCGCTATCGCCCGATCTCTTCCGGCGATGCTTTGTTTCAGCATTTTTATCTGCATTTCTTTTCTTTCGATTTCTTTTTTCTGTTTCTGGACAATTCCCACGCTTCTGCCTCCTCATATTTTTTATAGATTTTTTTATAATAAGGGCAATTCTGGTATTCATCTTCACAGAACAGCCCCATCCAGTCCGTTCGCTCTCTGATAGATTTGAATGACAGCATGTTTTTGACATCAAAGCCTAGATTATTCTCTATGTTTTCACAGGTGATCGTGATTGCCTGTCTCAGCTTTTCCCGCTTTTTTGATAAATAAAACGGGCACTGAATCTTTGCCTCGTCGTTCAATTTTCCTATCCTCCTGCTGCCACGACCGGTTCCTGCCAAACCAACAAGACCCAGCCGAGTATGTTTTATATATTTCCTCTTATGCTGCTCCATAGCGCCGGTCTGCATCTCTCACAGCTTCCGTGCCGATCTGAGCGTAGCATTGCAGTGTGGTGTCCACCTTGGCATGACCCAGCTTTTCCTTGACCATCTCGACCGGCGCCCCTCGATTAATCATGTCAGTGCCGCAAGTACGGCGGAATGTATGTGGCGATATCTTGAGGCCATGAAGGCGCTCATCACGGCTCTGAATATCTTTCAGGATGTACTGAATCCCTGCTATGCTCAAACGTTCATAGGGTGCTTTGACTCCCACCAGCAATGCCGGATTGCTGTCTTTGCGCTCATTTAGATAGCCCCGGATATGAAGAGAAGCCTGGGGAGAAAAATATATTTCTCGTTCCTTCCGTCCTTTTCCGTAGATCCGAGCGCGGCGGTTGATAAAATCCATATCCTCAATGTTGAGCTGCACAATCTCCGACACGCGGCCGCCGGAGGAATAGAGCAGATCCAACACCGCAAGCTCCCGCTCTGTCCGGCAGGCGCAGCGCATGATCTCCCTCTGCTCTGCCGTGAGGATCGGCTGCATCCGATACTCTTCCTTGGTGGGTTTGATATTTTTCATCGGATTCTCTGCCATTTCCTTGTTTTCGACCGCCCAAACGAAGAACGATTTCAGCGACCGGATCTTGCTATTATATGTTTTGTCTTTCCATTTCCTCCGGATTTTTCCGAACGCAAGATAGTTTTTGATATGGTATTCGCTCATCTCAAGTGGGCTTACACCTGCGTAGATGATGAGCTGCTTGAGTTCATGTCCATACTGTCGGATTGTTCCAGATGTCAGTCCCCTAAGAATCATATCCTGCTGCCAGAGCTGCATCACTTCATACATTCGATCTGATTCTTCGCTAACTGCTGTAGTATCTTCGTTCCTCGAAAAGCTATAATCTGCCAGATTCATGTAGAGGATCAGCTGCACATCTTTCAGGGCTCCCTCTTTGACATATTCCTGCATCTGTGTCAGTATCGTGTTAATTAGAGCACTTGCCGATACCATAAGATTCCCCCTCTCTTGCTTTTTCTGGCTTGATTGGGTATAATTGCGTTATCTCAATCAACTTAGGTTGTACATACCTTCTTTTTTAGAGGAGCGTGCTATTATTGCCGCTCCTTATTTTTTCCTCTCGTATCTGCATTCCAGTTTTCTGCCGCCCGGAGTAAGACGCCGAATCTTATTTCGATCCTTGTGTATTCCAGCAATATAATAACCGCCAATCAAACACATATAATCAACGTCTCCGTACCGGTTGTTTTTCGGATATGCTACGCAGTGCTTACAGTTCGCGCAGCACTCAATCCCTTCCATCGTCTTCCTCCTCTATCCTGTACCGAATGCCATATTTTCGATATACCTCTTCTCCATATGTCCGGATATCTATGTTTTTGTCTGCAAAAACTTCGTTCGTTTCCCGGATGACTGCCTCCGAGAACTTTAAGATCCTGGAGTTTTTGTTTTCTTCCTTGTCAAGTGGATATGGTTTCCACTTGAATTTTTCACAAAGAACTTTGACCGGGACTGCCAGAAGCAGACAGAGAACATTCTGGACGATTTCGCCATCATCTTTCCCGCTCAACATCTCCTCTCTTCTCTGCCACTCCTCTTGCACCTCTTTCATGATGCTGTCACGAATCTGTTCTTTTTTTGATTCGACTGCTTTTTTCTCTATCTGTCTGATTTCTTCCGCTGTCAGCTGGTACCGGACTTTATCCTTCTCCTGCTGCCGGGCGGCTCTTCTCTTTTCTGCCCTTGTCATTCTACCCCCCTTTTCCAGTCTCTCCGGAGGTCGGACATAGTCGGATATCCATATGCCCGACCGTTCTCCGTTTCGACTATGTAACCGTAAATATCATCTCTCTGGATCCTTATCTGCTGGACTTCTTTACTGATTTCTTTTCGATTTCCTACATAGAGCGCCCGCAGATACAGGTGTCCCCTTTCTGTTTCTTTCATGTCAAACCACATCTTCTCAATTTCATTCTCAATCCCTCCTATCTCTCGCCGCGGACCGGAACATCATCAACAACATTTCTGACACAGGCCTGCTCCTGTCCTTTCTCTTTGCTTTCTTTACCGATACAAGAGTCTTCGACTTTTCACTAGACGGAACCAACACGCCCACATGATACGGAACTTCTAGGCTTACAGCCACATACACATCTGCAGGCATTACATAATAATTAAAATCTCCGATGAAGTTGTGGCCGTTTTTGCTATGAAAATCCTCCACTGAGGACTTGACCTCGTAGCAATAGAAGTCCCCTTTCTCGATCCCGGATACCGTATTGTTTACCGGCTTAAATTTCATAAAATCCACGCGCACCGCGTTCGTGGTGCCATAATCAAATGTTACTTCCCGGGCCCAGTAGATTCTTGTATCATTATTCGGGCAGATGTGCCGCTGAATCAATGACGACAGCATTGCTGTTATTTCCGGTCTGCTATTCATTTTTTCTAGCCTCCGACAGCTCCCTGGACAGCTTGGCAACTTTTTCCGCCATCTGTTCGGCGATTGATTCAAACTCTTTAATTTCCTCCGGAGTCTTTCCGGTATCCTCGTATTCTGCCAGTCTGGCGATCAGCTCGTCCTTTTTGGCAGAGGACCAATAGCCGGACTTGATGCCGTTTACTCGTTTACTCGTTAATCGTTCCATTTTTCACCCTTCTTTCATGCAGGTACCCTTTACATTTTCGATATACTTCCGGATCAAACTTTTTCCGTTCATGCTCATATGCGCTGTACTCCGCCGGGCTGCATCCGGCCATTTGCGACATCTGCATTATCGTGAGCCCTACATCTTTCCGCAGCGCTGCTATCTCTCCCGCATACATTCCAAGCCGACCGTTATCTTCCTGGATCTGCATCATCTTCTGAGCTTCTTTAGACTCCGCACACCGAAGTATCTGATTCACCGCACAAGCTTCGTTTTCACAATCATAAAAGCAGCCATGTTCTCCCCTCGGACCGTCATAAAAACCAGCTACAAATTTTGTCGGTTCTTTACAGCCAACACACCTCGCATTTACAGACATTTTAAGCAGCTCCTCCTCCATCATCTTCTCCTTTTTCCAAGCTTCTTCTATTGTCCAGATATTTGCTGACTGATACCTCATACGCTACGCGCTTCTCGCATTCCGTTTCGCTCAGTTTTTTCATATACTCGCGGCTCTGTATACGCCCCTCAACACACACATGGCTTCCTACACCAAATCTGGATCCATAACGGGCATTTCTTCCCCATACGATACACGGTATATAATCTGTTTTCCCGCATAATCGATTGACCGCCAGAAGCATATCTGCGATTTCTCTCCCCAGCGGTGTCTGGCGATAGATAGGTTTCTTACAGATGTATCCATCCAGGCAAATCTGATTCGTTCCAGCATATTCCGCCGATTCTTCCAGAATCTGAACCTTCTGCGCGAATACAAACAATATCAGATGGCTTCTTTCTCCATCTCGATGATTAAAGGAGCGGAACTGTCCAATTACTTCCATCATCATGTCTCGGTAATCTTTGGATACATCCATGAGTCTCTCCGAAATCGAAACCGGAATCACATCCACCTGTCCACTCAAACGAGCAACTGACAAATTCACGAAATAAAATCTCTCTCCAAACACTTCATGGTTAAATGTAAATTTTGATATCACCTCGCCAATCAGGCGCACTTTGTTAGTTTCATTTTTTTCTGGCATAGTGTTTTATCTCCTTTTCCTAGTATGTTTTTAAAAATTTATCGTACAGTTTACCATATGCCTCCCGGTGCCTGTTTCCATCCTTTTCTTCTGCTGCCTTCTTTTCCTCCCATCTCTTTCGGAAGCGTTCTGATTCCTCATCGTATTCCTCTATCAAATGTTTCCTTACCTCTCTCCGTGTTACTGGCGTAGGATTCTCGCCGCGTAGCACCCGCGCCAGTTTCAGTGCCGCCTGTGACAGCTCTGCCGCCTCTTCCGCCAGCTGCTCCAGCATGGCCGAGGTACCAATCTTCTCTATCATCATCGTTATTCCCTCCTCAGAACATTTTCATTTGCCCCTCTGGCTCAAAATTCATCCAGAGACATTCTGTCCGGCGCTTATTCGCCCGGCAGTATTCCATTTGCGTTTCCAGATGCCAGCCCCGAAGCATGTCTCGATATATCTCATTGTCATAGCCACTTATCAACACCGGTCCCGTATGCCGCAGAAGCACCTGCAGCAATCGCTCATGATCTTTGTCGCTCATCTCATGTTTATACTGCTTTCCTGTCCTGCTGCCGAGGACATACGGAGGATCGCAATAAATCAGCGCATTCGGGTGGTTGTACTGCTGGATCAGCATGACCGCGTCCATACACTCTATCTGTACTCCCCGCAGTCGTTCCGCCGCCTGCATGATGGCATCCGGCAGGCGGCACCAGTCCCGCGCCGTGTATGCCTTTTCTCTGCCGCATACATCCCTTTTCCAGCCTGCCGGGGACCCTGCCGTCCTAAAGCCGTAGCCTTGATTCGCCCGGATGCAGAGCTTTGTCGCCCTACTGTAGGCGTCTACCGGCTCATCTGCTGCCTCATATGTCTCCCTTGCATACGGTGTGTTATAGATTTCCCATGCCAGACGATCCGGATCTCTTCGGATGCATTCAAACAGGTTGATAACTTCCCCATCCAGATCATTGACCGTCTCTATGGGGCTCCGAGGCTTTCGAAACAGGACAGCTCCAGAACCCAAGAACGGCTCCAAATAGCTATGATGCTCCGGGAAGTGACCGATGATCCAGTCTGCCAGCCGCGCCTTACTGCCCGGGTATCGAATTACCGTATGCATCTGTTCCTGCTACCATCCCGGAAATACTGCGCCAACTTCACAAGCGTGGTACTCCCCCCTTCCTTGAACGTAACAACATGGCGATAGATCTTATCTATGTGCTTCATCCGGATCACGCCAGCCGTTTCCTCTCCCTTCTTCGGGACGCAGTCATAAACGCGGATTCGAAAATTCGGTCTGATATAGTGGCTGATTCTTCTTAATTCTCTGAATGTAATCGGTCCTTTATCCTGTTTTTTCGCATTGACGTGATTCCACTGCTCTTTATCCCAATAGAAAAAGGTTTTTCCTTGCTGGTTCATTACTACCAGCCCTTCTACCTGAGCGCGGCGCATCCGCTCCCGGACCTGTTCCTTGCTGAATCCGCTTAATACGACCAGCTCTTCCGTTGTTTTTGGACCATCTTTTAATTTCTCAATCATGATTGCCTGCATTTCTTTTGCTTTCATGCAGCCTCCTTTCCGCCCCTGGCAGACCCAGGGGCTCACTCTATAGACCAATGGCATTCGGTAATATATAACTGCCACTTAGAGGTTATTTTTGTAATTCTTTCAGGAACTCTATCAGCGTTCCCTCGCTGTCTGGAAATCTGGTATAGGTTTCGTGCCGTTCCCATCTCGGAACACCGTTCGGCTTCCTGGAAGGCTCCGGACCTCCTACCAGATGATAGTAAACGCTGCGGCACTTTTCTGCTCCTCTGAACCCCCTCAGATTTTCCTCGTATTCTTCTGCGATCAGGCTGGCACCGTTTTCAAAGTCGTACTTGTAAAAACTGGCTCCGATATGGTTATCTCTGTACCAGATTCCCCATGCGCGGTAATCTGCCAGCCACTCTTTACGCTTGACATTGTTCCTCATCAGCGGAAGCGGAGGCTGTGCCCGGTCAGCTTCCGGAGGATTCATCCATTCGGATTCGTTTTCCGGTGTGTCTCCTGAGTCTTCCAGACTGCAGATCATCCGTTCCAATGCCTGGACTTTTAACTTCCTGGCGCGGATATCCTCCGGCAGGCTTGTCTTTGCCTGCGAGAAGATTGCCAGGAATTTCTTTTCTTTCTCCACGTGCTCCCGGAGAAGTTCTAGGTCTGTCTTTTCTTTCTCGATATTTTTCTTTTCCATTTGTGTGGTCTCCCTTATATATAAATTGTGTAATATAGTGTGCTCTGCAGATCCGCATACGCATAGGTCGGTATCGCGTCCGGAAGAAGAGGGGCATCCAGTCCCTTTTCTCTCCAATTCCTATGACGGATTTCCGGAATACACTGGAATGAATGTACTTCCTGCTTCATGATTTTTGATAAATCCCCTTTGTGATGCTGCATCGTACCGAGATATCCGACATAAACATCACTGCCATCATTGATGATCCGGATCATATCCGGATTACTTAATACCTTTAACAAATCATCCACCGTCATATCCACTGTACCCCCAAAAGATCTAATGTTTTATTCGTGTTTTCGGCATTTTCCTCTGTGTAAAACTTGCCAAATTCCTGTCTGAACAGCTCCCGGCTGTATTTTGATTCAAAAAGCCGTTCCGCTTCCTGCTTCAAGCGAATATCTAATTCATGATTTCCGCCATGCACCCCCGTCTTCGCCCATCGATGGCAGCCAGGGCAGAGATGCACTTTCAGGCCGTAGTGTTCTGACTTTTTTCTGGCACGGATTCCATAAAAAATATGGTGTACTTCCAGGTTCCGCGTATCGCCGCAATTCCAGCATTCGCACGCTCCTACTGGTTCCATTATGCTTTTTGACATACAAACCGCCTCCCGTGTGGTGTCATGAGCTCATAGAGCTGCTGCCACTGCTCTGCATTCCGTATCGTATTCCCCTTAGCGTTTTTCCAGCTATGCTGCTGCCAGGTGTTGACCCATCCGTTCGACCAGGCTGCCGCCAGGGAATCGTCTTCGGTATAGATTGTTAAAACGCATGGGTTCCGAAGAATGCCGAGGGCGTCAATCAGCGCCTGCAGCGTATTGCTTGATTTCGTGGCGCTGCGCTCCCTGGCAATCTCTTTTCGATGAGTCTTCCCCTTGGCATCGTCAAATTCCAGTGACGCCCAGTATTTACTGGCATTTCCGCCAATTTTTACGGTTACCTCATACATCTTATCCCTCCGCTGCGTCCTGGATCGTCTTGCTGCGCTGGATCTTGATACTGCCTTTTTTTGTCAACGCGATGGTTCCCACGGTTCCATCATTCATTTTTACCGTTACCTTATCCAGTTCTCCGGACAAGATCATATTCGCCGACATCAGCATAAAATTCAGACACTTATCATTAGCAAAGATTCTTTCCGTTTTCTTGCGTACCTTCTTCGCCCGATTCCGCTGCACCTGCCAGTTCTTTGCTTCCTCGCAGGTGCATCTCTCCGTCGCTGCTTCGTTTAACTGCTCCGTACTGAGTCCGACATTCGCAAACATGTACGTCTGACCGCAAAAGATACATGCGCCCATTTCTTCTTTAACACCCTCCGGCAGCTCCCGTTTTTCTTCCATGCTCTTTTTCCTCCATTGCTTTTTTATATTTTTTCCGGATCTCTGCTTTCCGCATCGGTCCTAATCCTTTGATATCAATTGCCTTTTCCAGTGATTCCCTTGCATCCAGCAGTGCTTCTTTGCGGATCGCCTCTTTCTCCAGCTCTCCGGAAACCTCTTCCAGGTAGTCCTGCAATTCCCCGCGGCTCATCCGCTTAATCAGGCGGTACTCCTCTCGATTCAGGTGCATATTTCCTTGGCTTTATCCAGCCCTCTCCTTTCCCGGCAGTGATGCGGACCATCGTATAATACCGGTACGGATAGCCCAGGACATTAATTCCGGTCACGATATCGCCGCGCCGGATCATATACCCAGCAGGCGGCACCGGTTCTTTCTTCCAGGTGTTCGCCTTGATAACCTTGGTTTTAACTACCGGCTTTTTCAGGTTCCGGCTGCATGAATACGCCAGCTTGTTGG